CCCAAACATACCCCCCCCCCCCCCCCCCCCCAAAAAAACGGCAGGGCGGGGGGCCTCGGTACCGGTACCCCCTCCCCCCCATGCCCAATCCCGTTTTTATTTTTTTCATAAAAAGGCCCACAACATGCGCAGCCCCTTACTCACCGTCGCAACCGTAGTCGCGCTACTGTCCCCCCCAGCCCACGCGACTACCATCCAGGTCTGCGACGGTGAGTTCGCCTTGTGCGCCGCCAGCCCCACAACCGCCATCCCAGGCCAGACGATCAACGTAAACGGCAAAACATTCCCCCTCGGCACCGCAGTCTGCCCCGTCCTAAAAGGCCCCGCCTTCGCAGACATGGAACTCACCAACAATTCGTGCAAAGCCCCCGCCCCCGGCAAGGTCTGGAGCCTGTTCCAGCCCCGCACTAAATTCCCCCAGGCCCCCACCTGGACCACACAGCCCGCCGCGTTCAGGAAGTTCACCACCACCGCAACGCCCACCGGCGGCATGAGCAACATGTTCAGCTTCCCCTGCACCATCAGGCCCAACAAAATAAACGGCACAAAGCTCGCCGATTGTTATGGCCCTATGAACGAAAGCCCAACAGGAGCAGCAGTCCCGCCAGGCACAGAAGTCATGACGCAGTCACCAGAAGGCGCCGCCAACCCTGTCGGCGGCAACACCCCGTAGCCCACAAAACATGGACATAAATGACTACATCCCGCGTAAGGTCTTTCTGCCACTGCACACGCGAAAGAAACGCTGGGCCGTAGTCATCGCTCATCGCCGCGCCGGCAAGACAGTGGCAATGTGCGCCGACCTGGTTATCGGCGCGATGGAATCCGACCTCCCCAAGCCCCAGTTCGCGTACCTCGCGCCCTTCCGCGAGCAAGCCAAGAAAGTCGCGTGGAACTACCTTAAAGAGCTAACCAAGCCCCTACAGGCAAAACCCCCGAACGAGTCAGAGCTAAAGATCACGATAAAGAACGGCTTCGGCAACGAATCCACAATCTACGTCGGCGGCGCCGATCTGCCAGATAACTACAGAGGCATGTACTTCGATGGCGTAGTGCTAGACGAAGTGGGCCACATACGCCCCAGCGCCTGGTACTCGGTCCTACGCCCCGCGCTGTCAGACCGCAGGGGCTGGGCAATTTTCGCCGGGACGCCTAGTGGCAAGAACTTCTTCTGGCAGATGCGCGAGGAGGCCCGACTAAACCCCGACACGCACATGATGATGGAGCTGCCGGCGTCCAAGACCGACATCCTGCACTCTGACGAACTCCGGGACGCTCGCGCCCAGATGACCGAAGAGACCTATCTGACTGAATACGAGATATCCTTCGACGCCGCCATCCCCGGCGCCTATTACGCCAAGCAGATCGGGCAAGCCTACGAGGACAAACGAGTAGGCAGCTTCCCCACCGACCAAGAGTTCACGACAGACCTTGTGGCCGACCTTGGGTTTACGGATAGTTGCAGTTGGTGGGGCTGGCAAACCACGCCAGACGGCTACAAGATCACCGATTTTTACGAGAACGATAACCAGCCAATATCCCACTACATTGATTGGATTAAGTCGCGCCCCTACAAGGTTGGAACGGTCTGGTTACCCCATGATGCAAAAGCAAAAAGCCTACAGACCGGCAAAAGCATAATCGAGCAATTCCTAAAAGCCGGCATAACCCCGCGAATAGTAACGGAACTCTCGTTGCAAGACGGCATTGAGTCAGCCCGCCTGATTCTGCCCAAGTGCTACTTTGATGAAACCGGCACTTATGACGGCATTGAGCATCTCCGCGCCTATATGCGCGAGTGGGATGAGCGCACACAAACTTACCGCAGCAGACCAAAGCACGACCAACACAGCCACGCCTCAGATGCGTTTAGGTATTTAGCCATCGCCGCCCAGCCGGTTGCTAAACAGGCCAAAACGGGCGTAAAAAAGATAAAGCTGGCAATTGAAGGCGCAAACTACACGTTTGCCCTCGACGATATTTGGGACTGTCAGAACACACAGGGTGGGCGGTTAGGCTAATGGAAAATCAAAACAAGATTGAATCGAACAGCGACTTTGCCAACACGCCCGCTGGCATGGCGCAGCGTTGGGACACCGAGATCACGGCCTCGAAGAAAGAACTAAAGAAGTGGCACGACGATGCCATCAAGATCACGCGCAGGTACTTAGACCGCCGCGATGACTTTGGCCGCGACGAAAGCCGCGTAAACCTGTTCTGGTCGAGCATGAAGGTCTTGTTCAGTCTTCTGTACGCCCGCCCGCCCAAAGCCAGCGTAGCGCGATCATTCCTGGACGCGGAAGACGACCAGGCCCGCGTTGCCGGCATCATTATGCAGCGAATGCTCAACAGGTCGTTCGATGACAACATCTCCAACTGGGATGCGTCGATTCGACAGGGCATCGAGGATTGGCTGATCGTCGGCATGGGCCAGTGCTGGCTCAGATACGAGGTCGAGACAGTAGAAGAACCTATGCCGCCAACCATTGACCCCATGACAGGCATGGAAGTGGACACGGGCGAGACATTTGAGCGCATTACCAACGAGGATGCGCCTCTCGATTACATCTACTGGCAGGATTTCTTCTATTCGCCGGCAAGAACGTGGGACGAAGTGCGCTGGGTAGCGCGGCGCGTAGCTATGACCCGCGACCAGCTTATCGCCCGCTTTGGCGAAGAGATCGGCAAGACCGTCGCGCTGGGTACGCAGTCTGGCACATCGGATATGCGCCTAAACAACGAAGCGCCCAAGTATGATCCCTGGTCTACAGCTGAAGTATTTGAAATCTGGGATAAGACCAGCAAGATGGTCTACTGGATGGCAAAAGGTTCCGACGTTATCCTCGACTACAAAAAAGACCAGCTCAAACTGGACGGGTTCTTCCCATGCCCCAAGCCCCTTGCGGCAAACCTTACAAGCAGCAACTTCCTCCCGCGCCCCGATTACATCTTCGCGCAGGATCAATTCAACGAACTGGACGAGATCAACACGCGCATCACCTGGCTAACCCGCGCTGCCAAGGTCGTGGGCGTCTACGACAGAAACGCCGACGGCATCCAGCGTATGTTCTCACAAGCCGCGGAAAACCAACTAATCCCGGTAGACAACTGGGCCATGTTTAGCGAAGCCGGCGGCATCAAAGGCAAAGTGGACTGGGTGCCTATCGAGCAAGTGGTCAACGCCATCGATCATCTGCGCCAATACCGCGCCGACAAGACGCAGCAGATATACGAGGTCTTAGGCATCTCCGACATCATGCGCGGCTCGACCAAGGCGTCAGAAACCGCCGCCGCGCAACAGATCAAGGCACAGTTTGGATCAACCCGCATCCAGCTAAACCAGTTCTACATTGCCGAGTGGATCACCAACCTGCTGCGCATAAAGGCTGAGATTATCTCTAAGCACTTCCAGCCAGAAACCATTGCCACGCGATCGAACATCATGCGCACCGCAGACGCGCAGTATGCGGAACAGGCCATCCAGCTAATCAAGGACGAAAAGCTGGCTGAGTACCGTGTAAACGTCGAAGCCGACAGCATGGCCGCGATGGATTGGTCTGCCGAGCGCGACAGCGCCACGCAGTTCCTGTCGGGCCTGGGTGCGTTTGTCAGCCAGGTGGCGCCGCTTGGTCAGATGATGCCGCAAGCAGTTCCGTACATGCTGAAGCTGTTGCAGTGGTCTGTCAGTAAATTCCGTGTGTCGGCTGACATCGAGGGCGTCCTTGATCAGGCTATCGCACAGATGCAGCAAGCCGGTATGCAACCGCCGCAGCCCAACCCCATGCAGATTGCCGAGGTCGAGAACAAGAAGGCCCAGGCAGCAGAGCGTCAGGCTAACGCGCAAGGCACCAACGTGGACACGCAGGGCAAGGTCTTGCAGATGAACGCGATGATGCGCAACACAATGCAGCCGAATTCCGGCCTTCCCCCCATCACAGGACAATAGCCATGCAAGCCAAGATGCAAATCTACGCTGAAATCCTGCGCCAGATCGGGCGTATGCCCAACGACTACAAAGAACCCGACATGGAAGACATGGAAGACATGGGCGAAATGGAAGAACCAGAAGGCCATCATTACGAAAGCCCAGAATACGAAGCCGCCGAAGAAAAGGGCGCAAAGATGGTGCTAGGCAAGAAGGCCGAGGCGGTTCGCACTAAGGGAGAAAAGAAAGAAGGATAAACCCATGCCACGCTACAAATACGACGCAAAGACCAAAAAGGTCATAGCGATCACCACGGAGCGAAAAACTGACCGTAGCAAAGGAGACAGTTCGCTATGGAACGACTCGCACTATGAGGGCGCGAGGACCACTGACGGCAAGGACATTGGAAGTCGCAAGAAGCACCGCCAGTACATGCGCGACAACAACCTAACGACCAGCGACGACTACAAGAACGAATGGAAAGCCGCAGCAAAAGAACGAGAACACTACAAAGCAAACGGCGGCACAGTCACAAAAGATGACATTCGCAAAGCCATCCACCAGCTAGAAAGTCAAAAATAATGGAAACCGAACCTTCTATCCGCGAGTCAATCGAAGCCGCGATGCCAGAGGAAGATGATGCCGTTGAGACAGTCGTAGACAATACGCCGGCACTAGAACCCACCGAGAAAGAAGCGCCGCCAGAGCGCCAGCAGCTACGCGCTACAGAAGCCAAGCCCAAGGCCGGCGCCGAAGTTTCTCAAGAAGCCAAGCCTGACGAAGTTGCCGGCATCCAGCCTGGGCCTAAGTCTTCCCCCAAAGCCGACAGCCGCGCCCCGGCTTCCTGGCACCCCGAGACACGCGAGCATTGGGCTGCGCTGCCAGAGTCTGTTCGCACCGAGGTTGCCCGCCGCGAGCGCGAGGTGCAGACCACGCTGAAAGAAACCGCCGAGGCCCGCAAATACGCGGAGCAGATCGAGCGCACAATTGCGCCTTACCAGATGTTCATCAAAGCCGAGAACTCCAACCCGCTCCAGGCGATTGATAACCTGATGTCCACCGCCGCTCGTTTGAGGACAGGCTCTTCGCAGGATATTGCGCAACTTGTGTCTGGCCTGGTTAAGCAATTTGGCGTCGGGCGCTTTGGACAGAGCTTCATCGAGCAGCTAGACAGCGCCCTGGTGGGCGAGATTCCCCGCGTGGATGCGCAGCAGCAGCAGCTTCAACAGGCTATGCAGCAGCAACTGGCGCCAATTCAGCAGTTTATGAGCCAGCACCAGAACGCACAGGCGCAAGCGCAGCAGAACGTGACCCGGCAAGCCGAGGGCGAAGTCCTTGATTTCATGGAGAAAGCTGAGTTTGCCGAGGATGTTCGCGAGGACATGGCTGACCTGATGGAAATGGCCCAGCGCCGGGGCCGCGATCTGTCTCTGGGTGACGCCTATCGCCAGGCTTGCGCCGGCAACGAGCATGTCAGGTCAGTCCTCGTTGCTAGGCAAAAGACACAAGGCGCCCAGAAGCTCACAGGAGCGGCACAGAGAGCCAGATCGGCGGCGGTCAGTGTCAGTGGCGCCCCGGCAATGGGAGCGCCCCAGCAAGCCGCTACAGACGTTAGAAGTGCTATTGAGGCGGCTATTGCGAGCCATAGTCGTTAATGTTAAAAATGCTATAATAGCTTTTGGCGCTTTCTAGGCTGTTTTTGGATAAAGCTGGACGTTTACCCCTGCGCGGCATCATCCCTTGCGGAACGCCGCGCTGGGTAAGCACCACCAGCCAAGTCTGCTAATAGTTAAAATT